ATGGTGCTGCACAACACCGCCAAGCCGACGCTTGAACAATGGTGGGAAGGCGGCACCGCGCCATCGACTCGCATGGCGAACCTCAAAAATTTCTATCAAAACGAAATGGGATGGGACGCCGGGCCGCATGCCTTCGTCGATGGTCGATCCATTTGGGTGATGACCGATTTCAACGTGAAGGGCGTCCACTCGCCGAGTTGGAATGCGACGCGGCTCGGCATCGAAATGGTCGGCGACTATGACACCGAGAGCGATGAAGTGGGACGCGGCGCTGAAGTCATGGCGCTGACCGTTGCGCTGTTCGGCGAATGTCATTCGCTGTTCGGATGGGAACCGAGCAACACGTCGATCAAGCTGCACAAGGAAGACACCGCGACGACGCATGATTGCCCGGGCCGCAACGTCATCAAGGCCGAGTTCGTCAACGACGTTGCGCAGTATATGGGCGACGCCGGCGACGATCACAGCCAACCGCTCGACCCGATCGCTGGCGTTGTTGTCGGCTTGACGCCCGGCGATACGCTCAACATTCGAGCGACGCCGTCGACGTCGGCGGCAATCATCGGCACTGCCGAAAACGGCGACTCTGTCTTAGTCGTTGGCGAAGAAGTGAACGCCGCGACGCGCTGGCTTCGATTGCAATTTGGCACCGCGAACGGCACCGGCGTCGCGCTGTTCGGATGGGTCGCGTCGCGTTACGTCAAGATCGAAGGCGCGGCACCGCCGGCGGAAGTGTGGCGGACCAACATCACGGCAACGGTGTTTGCGACCGGCGCCGATCCGCAAGACAGCGCCTACCCGCCGCATGCCGCGATCGACGGACGCGAGCCGGGTATCGCGCTGCCTTACAAGTGGCGCGACGGGCCGCGTCCGATGATCCAAGTGCAAGGGCCGGGCGGCGCGTCGATCATCAAGGTCGTCGACGTCGGACCGTATAACATTCATGATCCCGCCTATGTGCTCGAAGGGCGGCGGCCGATGGTCGAGACACAATTTCAGAATCAGACGCCGGCACAAAACGGCATGGTCCCGACGTCGGATGCGGCAATTGATTTGACGCCGGGCGCGGCCGAGCTAGTCGGCATTGTCGGCAAGGGGAAGGTGCGCTGGCGGATCGTCGTATAGCTGGCGAAATTTCGCGCCGGAGCCTTGCATGTTGTTCGCTAAATCGATGATTGCGAGTCGGATATCGGCGTCAGGCTCGCGGCTGGCGACTTCGCGCAAATGGCTGATGGCTGAATTCCAGCCGGCCAAGAATGCGTCAACGAAGGGCCTCACAACAAGCGCTCGCGTTCCCCTTGCACCAAGACAGCGTCGCGGTAGTCGGCGACGATTGCTTGCATCAAGGCAATCTCACGGTCGGCTTTCTCGCGCGTCATCCGGTTGACAGCGATCCATCGCGGATAGATGTGCAGGCGCATGGCCAATTCGCGCTCGACGCAAGCGAGCTTGTCGCGGTACGTGAATAGAGCGAGCGGGGGCGGTTTCATCGGCCGCCCCGATCGATCGCCATTGCCCACAGCCATGAGATCACTCCGACCAAGGCGGCAGCGAACAGGATGAAAATGATTAGCTCGATGTTCATGTTGCGGCCGGCGGCGGTTCGGGCGGCTTCAAGTCTTGGGCGCTGATTTGCTCGCCGGCTTCGCTGGCGCGGTCATCGCGCATTTCCTCTCGAAGCATGTCGACCATCATGCTAGATGCGGACAGCACGCGCCCGCGAAGCTCGCCGTACTTCGTGCGGACGTCCTCCAATTGAATGCCGAGCGTTTCCTTGTCCGATTTCAACTCGGCGCATTGCATGTCGAGGAAGTGGATTTTCCCGCGCAACTCTTGGATCTCGGCCTTAGCGGCTTCAAGCTCGCGTTCAAGCATCTTGAACGTGTCGATCGCGGCGGCATAAGTCTCGGACATGCGGGACACCGCTGGTCGAGAGGGATGATAGTCGGGCGTCGGATTCATCAGCGCCGGTTCGCGCCGCTTCGGAAGGTACTGTTCCGGCGGTCCGTCGCCGCTACTGGCGGCGGCAAGCAAGCGTTTCATGTTCATCGGTTGGACTCCATTTTCTTATATCGCTGGCGCAATCGTTCCAGCGTGTAAACGCGGTCGTCGACTCCAACGAGATCGCGGAGGCCTTGGAGGACGCAGCGGCCCGAATCGTAATGCAAAGGCGGCTTATTCATTTGATTAAGCATCTTGATTTGAGCTTCGCGGATCGCGTCTTCCAACAATGGGCGGATCGACGCCGGTTGCCTGGCAAGCACGTCGATGCGCGGCTTTTCATATTGCGGCTTTGTCATGGCTTACCCCTTCAAATCAAGGTCACGCTGCTCGGCGGTTTCGCGGGCGTCCACGAAGCGTTCGCCGTGCCATCCGGCAAGCCAATGATCCGCGAGCGGCGTGCCGCGATACTCGCCGGGACACGCCGAGCTTCGCGTTCCCTTTGCCTTGGCATCGAGGCCGCGCTGATAGGCGTCGCGCTTGTCCTGTTCGGCCTTCGACGTCGCCTCGATGCTTGCCGGATCGACGGCGTGAAGCTCGGCAACCGATTCGGCGACGCGCGACCCGGTTGCCTCAAGGGTTACAGCTTCACGGCCGCCGCCGTCGCCAGCACCGGAGGGCGTTTCGGTCGCTGGCGAAGTCCCGGCAAACGCCGCGAGCACCGCCGCCGGGTCGCTTGGTCGCGACGCTTTTGGGGCGGCGGTCGGCTCGGGCGGTTGTTCGTTTTCATCGTCGTCTTCGGGCGGCATTTCGATGTTGCCCGGAAGCAGCTTCGACAACCGCCGGACGGCGGTCTTTTTCATCATTTCGGATTCCCACATTTTCCAAGGCGCGTCTTCGCGGGTCGTCTTCGACATTTTCTTGATCTTGTTGATTTCCGAGAGCGGCAACACCGCAACGAAAAAGCCGCCGTCCTTGCTACGTGCCGTCGCGTAGGCTTTCGTGATCGGGCCGTCGCTCTCGCCGGGAACGTGCCGGAATTGCGGGCCGTTCTGCGTTAGAAAGTATTCAAACGGCTCGCCTTGCCGGACGACGTCGGCGTGAACCTCAAGGAATAGGCCGGATTTCCAGATCCGATCGAGCAAGCCGCGCACCATCGGGATCCATTGCGCTTGGTCGCGGTAGGGAACGATGGCGCCTTGCACGCCGTCGGGCAACAGCCCGTCGCGGCAAGCGCGCATGCACGCGAGCCATACCGAGCCGAAATCGCACGCGGCGATCGCCGGGTTGATCCGGGCGCTCAAGATGACCGCATGCTTGAACCGCTCCGGGTCGATGTTGCCGAGCGTCGCGCGCAAGACGTCGGTGCGCGCGTCAAGACGCTCTTTCAGGACGACCAACGGATGCTTCACGGGCTCGACGGCATTGTTCATAGGTCATCCGCTCCCTTGTTTTCGGTAATGCGCAAGATGCGCGCGGGCTCGACCGGCTTTGGCGTGTATCCCTTGCGCGTCTTATAAGTGATCGACCATCCGTCGACACCGGTCACGCGCTCGGCGTCGCCGAGCATGTGAATGATCTCGGCGTTGATGCGGTCGACGCGGTCCTTCATTTCATTGGCGCCGGCGAGCAACGCCGCGCGCCGCGCGAGCATATCGGGCAATTCATTGTTGCCGCTCAAATCAACGACCTTGCCGAGCGTTTCCCTTGGCCATAGCGCCTTGAACACAGCGGCGTCGCTCGCGTATTCCGGTTCGGGCTCCTTGCCGCTCTCGACGCAATCCCAAAAGTCCGCGACCGCGACCCTGATCTTGTCTTCGACGGCGGCGTTGCGGGGAACCTCGATCACCTTGACGCGCGGTTGATGGCTGTCGAGCCGCTTGACGGCGACGACGGCGAAGCTCGCGTCGGCAAGCATGCGTTGAACCGTCACCTGCAACAGTATGTAGAGCGGGATCGTCTCGCCGTTGTTCCAATGCCTTTCGTAGGCGCCGGGGTTGGCGGTCTTGGCTTCGAGGATTCCGTGGCCGCGCAACGGGTCGAGCACATGGAAGTCGATGGTGCAGCCGAGCCGCGCAACGGGATCGCGCAAGTAGACCGCGTTCGCTTCGATCGACCATTGCGGATACTGCCGGCCGACGGCGCGGGCAATTGCCGGTTCTTCGTCTCGGCGCGCGGCTAGAAATTCGTCATCGCTGTTGTGCGGCATTTCGAGGCCGCGCTTTTCTGCCCACAAGCGCATTGCGGTGACGTTCGGATGACACTTGAACAGCGCGCCGATGACGCTTGCGGTGAAGTCCGGTTGCCGCAATTCGAGCCATTGGGATTCGCTAAGGATCTCGAAGCGCTCGGTCATCGGCGTTCAATCCTGTTCGGTTGACACGCTTCCGCCTTCGGATACGCGTGGGCGTGGGCGGCTATGGACGCCAAGGCGACCAACGCGGCGACTCTTTTGTGGGCCGCGACGCTTCACAGGCGAACCGTCTTTGATCTCTCGCGTTCGACGCGCCATGAGCGCCCTGCGGTGGCCCAGCGTTCGTCCGCTTGATGGTTTTCTTAGAATCACGAGTTGCGTCTTTGCTTTTTTGTCGACGTCGAAGGCGTCGATGATTCGTCGTGTCGTTGTGCCGATCGTGAAATGCACAGCATGATCGGGCTCGCCGTCTGTGCCTTTGAATACAATGTAAGCATCCTTGCCCGATCCAATGTAAGCATCGAGCACATCGCGGTCACGCCTGATCCCTAACGCGAGCAAACAAGAGTGCGGATTGTTCGGCTTTGCCCGGCGGCGGTCCGACTTGAACGCCTTGAACGTCATGTCATATTTGGCTTCGGTCAGTGGATATTTTGTGCCGTCGGGCGTTGTGTAGAATCTGGCCATTGGAGTCCTCCGTCGTTTAGTGACTGCGTAAGCACCGTCAATTCGTTGGCGCACTGATGAAGGTTATGCGCGAGCGCATCGCGATCCTCTTGCGACCAGCCCGCCTTGTCGCAATTTCCGAGTCTGGTCGCGAACGATTCGAGGAAAGAAAGCAAGTCGCGGATGAAAGCGTTGGCGGTACTGGCGCCACGTGGCGCCGGCTTTTTGGTATCCGCCTGCTTGTCGCTGTCACGTGACCGTGACTTTTTGGTATCCGCTTGCTTGCGCTGTCGAGCGCGTCGGTTTTTTTGCTTGTTACGTTCCCGCGATTCTTCGACCGTCGTCGCGCCGGTCGCGATGCGAATGAGTTCGTCGGCGCGCTGTTGACTTAGCGCGATCCCTTGCTGTTTGAGATACGTCGGCCACGCGATCGGCTTCGGTTTGGCGGTTTTCAGCGCCCGTAAATACCAACCGGCGTTGCGGTAGTAGACGTCCGCGCGCCGGCGGGCTTGCTGACCAAGCTCGGCGTACTGGTCGCCAAGATTCACCATAACCCTAATGCGATCAACGAGTTCATCGGGGCGAAGCTGTTCACGCGCGTTAGCCAATGAAACGTCAGCGTCGCCAATGGCACGACGCACATCGGCAATGATCGCGAGCGCCGACTTTGCAATATCGTCTGTCATCGGCGTTGCCTTTCCGGCAAGCGGCGAACATGCCCGGGCTCGGGGATGCTTGTGCGCGCGTTGTCGCCAAGCATGAATTCGAGCAACAGCGACTTTTCGAGTCGGCTGACAATCTCGGAATTGAGCGACACCGCTTTACTTTTTGCGTGCGCCTCAAGTTGCCCGCGCAAGTTTTCGCGCAAGCGCAAACCGATCTGTACGATTTCGGTAGGCTTCCGTTTCATGTGCGTTCCCGATGCTATCAGAATTGATGCTATGCCGGTTGTCAACCGGTACGCTTTGACAGCCGAAAAAACCAGTGTAATCCTGCCGACACAATTACGGAGGGAACGCCATGGCTTCGCTTTTGCAAGGTTCCAATAGCATCGACAAACAGCAAATCACTAGCCTTCTCAACGACATCGATGCGGCCGACACCGAGCTATTGCGGCTTCGGTCAGCCTTCATGACGCGGAGCAAGGCGCCGCGCAAAAAGATCCGGGGCGCCATGGCGCAAGCCAAGGAAGCCGGCTTGAATCTCAATGCCTTCCGGGCGCTGGTCGCCGAGCACCGGTCATTGAGACAGAATCAGGAACGAATCGCGAAGCTTGATGACGAAGACGCCGACGCGCTCACACCGATGCGGCAAGCGCTCGGCATGCTGGCAGACACCGCGCTCGGCAAGGCCGCGCTCGATCGCGCCGAGCGGCAACAGAAAAAAGAGGCGAGCCTTGACGCGCTGACGCCGGCGGGCTGATTGATGCTGCCGGCAGGTCCGTTCGGCGCGATCCTTGTCGACCCGCCTTGGCGGTTTCGGGCATGGGACCAACGCGAAGCAATCCAGCGACGCAACGGCGGAACGACGGCCGCCGTTCACTATCAGACGATGACCATCGAGGACATCCGCGCGCTGCCGGTGGCCGACGTCGCCGCCGATGATTGCGCGTTGTTCCTCTGGATCTCATGGCCGATGCTGACCGATGCGCTCGACGTCGTGCGGGCATGGGGCTTCGCCTACAAGACGATCGCCTTTTGCTGGATCAAGGCGCATGCCGGGCAAATCGAGCTATTCCAAGACGACATGCGCGACCAGATGGGGCTCGGCTATTGGACGCGCGCCAATTCGGAAGTGTGCTTGTTGGCGACGCGCGGCAACCCGAAGCGGCTCGACGCCGGCGTCAGGCAAGCGATCATCGAGCCGCGCCGCGAGCACAGCCGCAAGCCGGATTGCGTGCATGGGCGGATCGAGCGGCTAGTCGCGGGGCCATACCTTGAATTGTTCGCGCGCACGACGCGGCCGGGATGGGCGGCATGGGGCGATGAAGTCGGCAAGTTTGGCGAGGCGGCGGAATGAGTCGCAATTGGGGGCTGACGCCGACGCGCGTCGAGAAACGCAAGCCGCCGGATTGGCTTTGGCTATACGCCGTGGCGCTGGCCGCCTTGGGCGGGCTGATCGGAGTTTATATTCTATGACCGATATCCTTGCGCTTGACCTTGCGACGACAACCGGATGGGCGCGCGGGTCGAGCGCCCGCGCAACCGTTCCGATGGCGGGCTCGATCACGTTCTACGGCAAATCGGACAACAGGGTTTTTAGCGACGCGCTGGTATGGTTCTCGGAATTTCTTGAACCGCTCCCACGGCCGGACTTGATCGTCATCGAAGCCATGTTGCCGCCCGATGCGATGCGAGGCAGAACAACGCGCATGACACGCGATCGGCTCGCCGGCTTGCATGCCATCGCTCGCGCCGTCGCTCTATGCCGTGGCATCGTGCAGGTCGAGACAGTATCGGTGCATGCGGTGCGCCGGCATTTCGTCGGCGACCGATCGATGCAGGCGGTCAGCGGCAAGGCGGCGGTTATGGAAAAGTGCCGCATGCTCAAGTGGAAGTTCGACAACGACAACGAAGCCGATGCGCTGGCGCTTTGGTCGTACGCGTGCGGGATGCTGGCGCCGGAAACCGCGTTGCGCGCATCGCCATTGTTCCAATGCGCTACGCGGTGATCGCGCTTACGATCGCTGCCGCGCTCGGCCTGATGGTTCTGATCGGCGGCGCAATCATGATGATGGGCGGGTCATGACGCTGGAATTGAACCGATGGCGCGCAGCAATGGCGGCGCAAACGGATGAGGCCGGACGCTGGTTCACATTTGCGCAAGCGGCAGCGGCATTCGCCGAGAGCGCCGAGAGCGCGATCGAGCGCACCGTCGCGGTTGATTGCTTGCAAAATCTGGCAACCGCATGGCTTGACGCCGACGCGACCGATCGAGCGCAAGGCATCATCGTTGAGAAATTCAAAGACGTTCCGTCCGGCGCCGATTGGATCAAGCAAGACAAGCCGAAGCCAAACGGCAAGGGACGCCACAAGCCGCGCATTCAATCGAAGGCGGAATTCGTCGCTGGCTTCGTTCCGCCCGACTACCTTGTCGACGGCATCTTGCAACGGCGCTTCATCTATTCGCTGACCGGATTGACCGGTCACGCCAAGACGGCGGTCGCCTTGTTGATCGCTTCGCTAGTGGCGTCGACCGAAGCGAATGTCACGCTCGGCGATCGCCGCGTCGAGCATGGCCGCGTCATCTATTTCGTGGGCGAAAACCCGGACGACGTGCGCATGCGCGTGATCGGTCGCGACCATAGGCGCGGCGGTGTGCCGACCGACGATCGGATATTTTTCATCCCCGGCATTTTCAACATCGCCGAAATGTTCTCGGTGCTCGATGATGACATGCGCCGCAACGGCGAAGCGGTGCTGATCATCATCGACACGTCAGCCGCCTACTTCGTCGGCAAGGAGGAATTGAACAACGTCGAAATGGGCGCCTATGCGCGCTTGCTGCGGACCCTCACGACGTTGCCGGGCGGACCATGCGTCATCGCTCTGTGCCATCCGGTCAAGCACGCTCAGGAGCAATCGCAGCTATTGCCGCGCGGCGGTGGCGCATACCTCAACGAAATGGACGGTAACCTGACGCTATGGCGGGTCGCCGACGATGCCGTCGAGCTTCATCACACCGGCAAGTTTCGCGGGCCGGACTTCCCGGCAATGACATTCCGGCTAGACGCCATCGACGATTGCCCGGCGCTGGTCGATGCCAAAGGGCGCTCGATCACGACCGTTCAAGCGGTCCCGATCAATCAAAAGGAAGAAGAAACGCTGGAGGCGCGCGCGCTCAAGGAAGAAGACTTGGTCTTGGCCGCCTATCTGGCTGACCCGAAGCGGTCGTTCGTCGACATCGCCGAAGTATGCGGTATCTCGTTCCGCAATGGCGCCCCGAACAAGAAAAAGGTCGAGCGCATCTTGCGAAAGCTCGAAAAGGGGCCGCCGAAGCTCGCCACTCGCAACCGCCATGGTTGGGCGCTGACCGAGCTTGGCAAGGAACAGGCGCGAGAGGTGGCATTGCGGCTCGAAAAGGAACGCGCCGATCAGGACGAACGGGCAAGGCAGGAAAGCTTACGATTTTAGCCGGGATGACCCCTGACCCGGTTGAAGGGGGTCATCCCGCACAACTTGCAATGAACGGGACAATCGGGTCGGGACATGCATGGGACACGTTTAGACCATGACCCGACATCGAACTAACTTCCTTGTTTCCATTGGAGGATTTCCTTCCATGACCACGTCCCACCGGCCGGATAGAATTGGGACTCCATAGGTCCAATTCGTCTATCCGGTGGACGTGTAAACCAGTGGGTCAGGACATTTCCCTCCCTATAGGAAGGGGTCCGGGGAAACCCGGCAGGAGGAACCGATGCGGATTTACTGCGCTGATTGCGGTCAACCGCTCAATGACAAAGACCAGCCTTTGGCTATAGCCTACTGCAAGGCATGCTATGACCCGAAAGCGGACGTTGAAGGTTCTTTCGAGGAAGCCTACCGTGCCATTCGTGAAAGGAAGGCCGCTGGTGGCCTAGGCTGGACTCCCCGCTATGTGGCAACCTCCGATCCAGAAAAACGCACCAGCGGCTTCCCAAAGCGGAAGGGCTAGCGCTGCCGCCCGTGGTTACGGTAGGCGGTGGCGGACGTTCCGCCTCTACTACCTCCAGCGCAATCCCCTGTGCCGGTACTGTCAGGTGCAGGGTAGGGTCACGCCGGCTACCGTGGTTGACCATGTCGTTCGCCATGCCGGCAGTGATGATCCCCTGTTCTGGAACGAAGAAAATATGCAGCCGCTATGCAAGCCGTGCCACGATGGCATCAAACAATCGATCGATCACGGTCAAAGCAAGCATGCATGGGGCGTCGATGGCTTTCGAAAAAATTTTTCTCCCGGGGGGGGGAG